GAGAGTCAACGCAACCTAAAGGAAAGTATATAACCATAAGATTTATACAACCGGAGGGAGCTTTTTTGCTAGGAGGGGTAGTCAAAAGGCTAGGTAGAAAATAGCTATAAAAACAACTTTAAACTGCTTGAAATCATATTGACTGTGTATCAGGGGATGCTTTAAACGTTCCCTAGGGGGTGTACAAAGCATGAACATTGCATTGCTTAAATTATATGTGCGTATTTATTTTATTCGGATTAAACGCCTATTCCTTTTTGGCTGCCTTGGTCTTGTCCACCTGCGCCATAAGTTTCCGTTCCTCGCTGTCAAGGTGCGCAATACGGTCCATGAGCGCGACAATGTCCGGGGGGTAGAGAGAGGCGAGGCCGGGGACTAACGCATGGGGGCGAGCCCTAAGGGCCTTGCAGAGCCTTCCCACCCACTCGACATCCATCTGGCGCTGGCTCTTTTCAAGCTTGTTGATTTGAGAGGCCGTTGTAGGGGGATCACAAGCCTCCGCAAGCTGCTCCATGCTCCAGCCACGCTCTTTCCTGAATTTCTCTATATTATTTGAATCCATCCTTAAAACCTTCCCCCATAACGGACATAACGTCCATGTCAAAGGCGGACAAAAATCCGCTTGACTTGCATGTCCACAATGGACATACTCCGACTATGAAGTTCAGAGAATGGATGAGTGAAAGTACTGCCAGCCCCACGGATGCTGCTGAGGCAATCGGGGTTAGCATTCGCACTATCTATCGTTACCTGAGTGAAGAGCGCATTCCTGATCCAAAGGAAATGCTCTTGCTCCACGCATTTACCGAAGGCCAAGTCACGGCCAACGATTTCTACAACATTCAATAACCCGCACGCACAGACTGCAATCTGTGTAAGCGGGCTTTATTTTCTACGGTTAGCAAAACGAGGACGAACGAAAACCCCGCTTCAAGCGGTTAATTTATCCCCAGAGTACACCGTAGATATGAATGAGGGATTAACAGAATAAATAAATTACGTCAACAGAGTTATCAACAAGGAGGGAGAAATGAAAATGCAGAGCGCATACGTAATCGAGAAAAATATTCCACTCCCGAAAGACAAGCGCCGCCCGTCCCGGTATCCGTGGGCTGAGCTTCAGGCCGGTGACTCGGTTTTGATCGCGCCGTTCCATGCGCGCGTTTATCGCGCTGCAAGTTTGTACGCAAAGCGCAACGGTTTGAAATTTATCTGCCGCACAGAGGGGGATGGTATTCGCGTGTGGCGGTCATCTTGATAACGAGTGCGTAGCTCAACGGATAGAGCATCTGCCTTCTAAGCAGACGGTTGAAGGTTCGAGTCCTTCTGCACTCGCCAACTACAACGGCCCCTTGGTGAAAGGGTAGACACGGCGGGCTTAAAACTCGCTCCCGTAAGGGGTGATGGTTCAATTCCATCAGGGGCCACCAAAGACGTGCCTAATCTTTCTTACGGCCCGGTGACTATGGTGGTTCAGGCTTCCCCGCGTGCGGGGTTGTGTCCTACCCGTAAGGGCGGACAGGCCAGAACACCGGGCCACCAAAGAACTATAAAAAACTACAGGGATTTCATGTTTAACGCCGTCCTGCCCATGCCGCCTTCGGTAAACGGATTATTCCCCGGCAAGCAAAGACGCTATCCGTCCAAGCAATATAAGGACTGGATGCGCGTTGCAATGCTTACGCTGAGAGAGGCTCCGAAGTTCCCCGATCCTGTGAGAATAAACTACACCGTCTATTTTAAAAACAAAGGTTCAGGGGACTTATCAAACAGACTGAAGGCAGTCGAGGACATTCTAGTAAAGAGGGGAATTATCGTAGACGACTCTCACCTATGGATTACGGATTTTTCCATGAGCTTCGGAGGCTACGACAAGCAAAACCCCCGGATAGAACTATCAATACAGGGGAGAAACAATGGATGAAAAGATCACAAAGTGTCCTCCGGGATACGCAATAGGTTACGTACCTCAAAACAGACCAACAGAGATAGAAGAGTTTTGTAAGGATTTCTCTCATCTAAACGTAATGAATAAAAAATCCTCAAGAGAGCTACGCAGGGAATGGGTTAAGGGGAAATGACCAAGCTAAAGGTTTTAGATTTATTCAGCGGAATAGGCGGCTTCTCCCTTGGTCTGGAAAGGACGGGGGGATTTGAAACCGTGGCTTTCTGCGAGATCGATCCGTTCTGCCAGAAGGTTTTAAAGAAGCACTGGCCTGATGTTCCCATTTATAACGATGTAAGGACATTGGATTATGACGGAGCAGTTGACGTTATTACCGGAGGCTATCCTTGCCAGCCATTTAGCACGGCCGGGAGACGAAAAGGCGAGGATGATGACCGCCACCTCTGGCCAACTATGTTTAATCTCATTCAAAAACACAGACCCGCTTGGGTCATTGGAGAGAACGTTAATGGGCACATCAGCATGGGCCTCGACAACGTGCTTTCTGACTTGGGTAGTTCAGGTTACGGGGCAAGGGCGTTCGTTATTCCGGCTGTCGCCGTCGACGCCAAGCACAGGCGGGACAGGGTCTGGATTGTGGCTAACGCCCAGAGCGCAGGAAAGCGGGGAGAAGTCAGAAACCTTCGTGAAGAGGATGAAGGATCGGGGGGATCATTGTTTCAGCAGCTTAACGGCGCAAGCAAGGGCGCTCTTCCCGACGCCGAGATCGTGTACGGCGATGCAAGCCCAAATAACAGAAAAGACCGCAAACTACAAAAATCCAAATCTGGAAACAATAGTGGCGCGGGGACTTTATCCAACGCCGCAAGCATCGGACAATCGGGATCGGGGCAAGATAACAGACGCCTCTGGACAGAGGCGTCTTACCATCGGGAAGCAAGTATCCCTGTCACAAACAAAGCCTGTGAATGGGCAACTGAATCCCCGGTGGATCGAGTGGTTAATGGGCTACCCGGAGAACTGGACGCAGCTCTAATGGCGCTTGGTAACGCCGTAGTCCCACAAATACCCGAAATCATCGGCTACGCCATCCTGGAGGCCCAATGAAACACAAAATAACACTAGACGGGGAGTCAATCGGAGAGATTGACCTTCCTCCTATGAATGAGATCGCTAAAGAGCAATTAGCTAGGGATATTTCTATAGCTGTAGGGGTGTCTGTGAGGGTGGAGAGATGATTACAGTGGCAATCACGCTTATCGCGGACAACGACAACTCATACTTCGATAAAGACCGTGGCATGTGGTTTTACACTACATGTGCCTGTATCTATGGGGAGCAAAATGGCTAGAACACGCGACCTCAAACCCTCATTCTTTAAAAACGAAGTGCTGGCCGAGTGCGAACCTCTTGCAAGGTTACTCTTTGCTGGCTTATGGACTCTTGCCGACAGGGAAGGGCGCTTAGAAGATCGTCCTAAGAAAATTAAGGCTGAAGTGATTCCATATGATAACTGCGATTGCGATGCAATGCTTTCTCAATTGGCCGAGCATGGTTTCATTATCCGTTATCGGGTAAACGATATTGCCTATATCCAGATCGTGACTTTCAAAGATCACCAGAAGTTTCACCCCAATGAACAGGCATCAAAACTCCCAGAACCCGCAGAAACCCTAGGTGCCGTGAAAAGGTGCGACTCTGTCACGGAAAAGGATAACCAAGGTGATACCGAGCAGGTGAGTTGCAAGCCTCTTCCTTCTTTGCCTTCTTTTACTTCTTTGCCTTCTTTACCCCCTAACCCCCAAGGGGGGGATTTTGCGGAATGGTACTCCCGATATCCGAACAAGGTTGGAAGGGGAGGGGCGGAAAGGGCGTTTAAAGCCGCCTTGAGGAAAACCGATCCCGAAACGCTTCTGGAGGCCCTTGAGATTTACATTCGAACAAAACCGCCTGACAGGCCGTGGTGCAATCCCGCGACTTGGTTAAACCAAGAACGCTGGCTAGACCAACCTCAGAACGTGAAAAAAGGAAACGGTTATGACCCAAATGCAGCCCTATCACTCGCCCTCGCAGACAAAACCTACGATCACCTTCGAACAGGCGGCGGTGATTATCGGCAGGATGTTACAGCACTTCCCAAGCCGCCAGACTGAACGGGACGCGGTGATAGTTTCAGACCTGTCCGCGGATTGTTTACAGGCTGGTGTAACTCAGGAAGCCTTGTCGCAGGTCTGTACGAACATCCGTAGGGAGGCAACGACTGACAACCCCTTCCTTCCCCCGACAGGTGAGATACTCCGCCGGGTTAAGGATTTCATGAAGTACGTGAACGCACCGAAAGTTATTTCACGTGAAACCTTACCAAAGCCCAAAGCTGAAAAGGCCGATGTCGTGCCGTGGGCTTACAAGACGTGGGGAGAGTTTACCCCCTCTGACAAGGCTGGTTTGCAAAAGCACCTATCCGAAATGGATCAAGAAAAGGCCCTTGATTGCAGAAAGTACCTGCATACGTTCGCAGGTGCGCCGCATCCGTCTAGGGAATGGTTTTAGTTCCACGTGAAACGTAAGGAGGAAGAGATGAACTTACCAGACGAGTTTAAATTCAGGGAAATGGAATACGACGAAATGTCTAATGGACTGTACGGGATCATGCCGAACGGAGATAAGCAGAAGATCGCGGATATTCGGGGATGGGGGTTTTTAACGGGCGGAGCGTCTCATGCTTTATCGCAGAGCAAGGCCATGGCCATTCAAAAAGCATGGGGAAATAAGATCGTAAAGGTCTGGAATGACTCACTGAAAGCAGAAGCATGACCGACACCATCAAAGCACTGATGGTCCTCCTAATCATACAAATGCCGATAAGAGCAAAGATAATCCAATGCGGGACTAAACAAGAGGCAAGGGAGATGTGTAAATCAGAGCCGCGCTGTTGCGGTTTCTAACAGGGAGTAGGGCATGAAGGGGCAAAAGAAGAAAACCAAACTAGCAAGACACTTCTCCGAAGCAAGGACAATGGTGGGTAAAACCTCTACCCCTCCGATTCCACGGGGTAACGCAACCATCATAGTGAACACGGCGATATACTGGACCTTTGGTGCATCTGGACACCTCGCCATTGAGAGGATCAGGAAGGCCCTACAATCAATCTCCGGAGCCACTGGTGGAAAGATGACCACAGAAGTAATCGACAACGCCAGAAGCGCAGGAATTGAAAGAGCGATAGAGCTTGAGGTGATTTACAACGAGTGGAGCAAAACACTAATCCGCGAAGGCCACTTGAAAGCCAGAGACGCAACACAGGACTTTGCTAAAGGTTATGGAATCGCAGATATAGAAAGACGCGCAAAGGTGAGAAGGGGGCACGGCACCGGCCAGCAATTAATCATTCAAGGTATAGGTGCGTATTTGAAAGCGCAGCAGGAATGCGAAGTGTTGATTTCAAAACTCGACGCTTGACGCGGGCGCATAAATGGCAGTATAATTTCTATAGGTCGCTTTGCGCCCGAAGCCCGCCGAGGAAACTCAGGCGGGTTTTCGCTGTCTGGCCTCATCCCCCTAGACAGCCTCCCCGTCCTGTTAATTCAGGCGGGGACCAATTCAGTATGATTAGAGAGAAACGATATGGCACTAACAGACAAACAGGAAATGTTTTGTAAGGAATACCTGATCGATTTGAATGCAACTCAGGCAGCGATACGCGCCGGGTATTCGGAGAAGACCGCACAAGAACAGTCCAGCCGTTTGTTATCGAATGTTATGGTTAAGGAATATATTCAGGACTTGATGGACAAGCGTTCCGAGAAGACTGAGATCAATGCTGATTACGTTCTTTCGACCATCAAGGAAACCATAGACCGTTGCCGCCAAGCCGCTCCCGTTTATGACGATGAGGGCAATCAAACAGGGGAATTTGTTTTCAAGGAGAACGGTGTCCTGAAGGGTTGCGAACTCCTTGGTAAGCATCTGAAGCTGTTTACTGACAAGGTAGAGCAAAGCGGCGAGATAAACGTAACAGTGAATATCAAGCGCAAAGAGTAATGGACCTTACCCTTGACGTTGAACTTCACGATAAACAGCTAGAAGCCTACCACTCACAAGCAAATGAAATCCTCTATGGGGGAGCGGCGGGGGGTGGAAAAAGCTTCCTTCTACGGACATTGGCGATTATCTATTGCCTTCAGGTTCCTGGCCTTCAGGTTTATCTGTTCCGCCGTACGTATCCCGACTTGATGGCAAACCATATGAACGGCTCAGGATCGTTCCCTGAG